TGCAATGAAAGCTTATGATAGGCCTAATTGCATTATGAGTGAATTTAAAGACGATATGAAACGATTCAACTATCTAAAGCGGTTGTTTCTGAGATATCGTAAAATAGGAGAACTTAGAGAACAATTGGTCTTAAACCATCTAGTTGTTCTCTATAATGTTTTTGGACCAGAGGTAACTTCAAGAATGTTATTCTTTAAAATGTCAAAAGACGATTATCCTGCTTTAAAGACCTATTTGTTGTTTCTAAGTATTATGCCCGAAAAAATTCGTGGCATTAAAGGACATGATATAACATCTTCTGATATTCCAGTTGATAATAGAATTGCGGACATATTAAGAGAAATCAAATGATTATCGGTTCAGGTATTAGAATTGGTGCAGGTATTAGGATGATTGAGCAACCGGCTCCTTATGTTGCGGGTTTGTATAAGACAACTTATTCTGGTTATTTTAATGATGTGCCTAGTTTTTTTGCAACAGCAACACCAACAACTTTTGGTACAAACCCAGCAACATCGGTTCAAACTACATCAATTTCTGAAGCAGGTAGTGATGATGGTTCAAACTTCAGTTGTGAATGGTTGGGATATTTTTTACCTTCTACAACAGAAACATATACATTTTTTACAGCAAGTGATGATGCTTCTTATGTTTGGGTGGGTTCAAATGCCTCGTCTGGATTTACAACTGCAAATGCAGTAGTAAACAATGGTGGCGCTCACGCTGTTCAAGAAGCAAGTGGAACTATTTCTCTTAATGCGGGTGTATATTATCCAATAAGAATACAATTTGGTGAAGCTGGCGGTGGTGATGCAATGACATTTAATTATTCCACACCAACTATAACTAAAACAACAACAGTAACTGGTAGAGTGTTTTATAACCCAACAACAAACGGATTCTAAATGGCCAACGAATTAAAGAAGGAATGTGGCATAGGTTATTATTGGTGTAACACCGATAACGTCTGTAAACCTATGCAAAAAGAAGATGGTGACCAAGGCTTTGTCGGCGGCAATCCAATTATCAATAAAGTATCTGGCGGCGAAATTGCAGGTCTTGGCATTGGTAAAGACGGCGAGCCAGGCATTAAAAAGAATAAAAAGGGTGTAAAATCCTTTTCATCATTCATAAAGAGAAAATCAAATGTGGCTTCTTAATTGGTTACCAGACTGGTTGTTTTATGCAATCGGTCTGATTGGTGTAATAGGACTAGTTTCTACGTCCTTGTTACGCTTCATTCCAATCCCAGCAATTTACATGTACAAGACGCCAATTCAGTTGGTGTCTGTAGTTCTGATTGCATTTGCAACATACATGGCCGGTGGTATTGCCAATGAACAGGCATGGCGAGAACGTGTTGCAAAACTAGAAAAAGAATATAACGAATCTCAGGTCAAATCACAAAAGGCTACAACTGAAGTTGTTACCAAGTATGTTACCAAGCGTGAGAAGGTAATTGAGAAGGGTGAAGAAGTTGTCCGTTATATTGATAGAGAGATTACAAAATACAATGAGATTTGTAGATTGCCTAAAGAGGCATTACAGGCTCACAATGATGCAGCAAAGGGAGTACAATGAGGTTACTATTAATAATCACATCAGCTCTATTTTTATCTGGTTGTATTGCAACACCAGTTAAACATGCATTACCTGAAGCACCAGAGAAGTTAATAAAGTCTTGTCCTAAACTTAAAGAGTTACCTCTAGAAGAAGAAAGACTGACAGAGTTTCTTAAAACTGTTACACAAAACTATACTACATACTATGAGTGTGCAGTTAAACATGATGGCTTGGTTGAATGGTATCAAATCCAAAAGAAAATACATGATGGTGTGTTCAACAAATAAAAAGGATTATCATGGAACTGACAAAGGACCAGTTAAGGCAGTTATTGCCAAAAAACCCGTATATTGACCATTGGCACAGTGCCCTAGAGCAACTGTTACCCGATTATGAAATCAATACACCTCAACGCATTGCAGCCTTTGTTGCACAATGCGCTCACGAATCTGGTGGATTCATGGTTCTACAAGAGAACTTGAATTACAGACCAGCATCTCTACGCAAATTGTTTAGTAAGTATTTCCCAAACGATGAGTTGGCGAATGAGTACTGTTCTAGACCAAACAAACAACAAGCAATTGCAAATAGAATCTATGCATCACGCATGGGTAATGGACCTGAAGACTCAGGTGATGGCTACACATATCGTGGTCGTGGCCTAATCCAATTGACAGGTAAAGACAACTATACATTCTTTGCTGGTTCACTACAAATCTCTGTAGAAGAAGCTGCAGAATACATGGCGACCTTTGAAGGTGCCGCACAGTCTGCATGTTGGTTCTGGGAAACAAACAACCTCAACCAATGGGCTGACAAGGGAGATATCATTACATTAACAAAGCGCATTAACGGTGGCACCATCGGTCTTGAAGACCGTATCAAACATTATGAACATGCATTACACGTATTAGGAGTTTGATATGGTTAAAGAAGTTAAAGTTAAAGAAGTAAAGAAAAAAGACGAAGATTGGATGACCAAGAAATGGCGTCCACTAATGGCAATGATGTACATGACTTGCTGTTTAGCAGATTTCTTTTTGTTCCCTGTTATGTTCACAATTGTACAGTTTTGGGAAACTGCTGTACAAAATGATGCATTTCGTCAATGGGTACCTATCACACTACAAGGCGGTGGTTTATTTCACGTTGCCATGGGTGCTGTATTAGGTGTGTCGGCTTATGGTCGTACACAAGAAAAAGTAGCAGGAGCAGCAAATGTCTCAACTGGTTTTCCATCAGGCGGAGTTGCAACACCTACGCTATCTTCAGCAGTCCCGACCTATCAGTCGGGTGGTTTTGGTTCACCAACACCAACAGGATACGGGTCACCAGCACCAACAGGTTATGGTGGCGGATTCAACGGCACATCAGGTCAAGACTTCAATCAACAAGCAATTTCCGTAACAGTAGGATTCGGTGGTAAACCTGCACCGATGCCTGCACCACAACCACTACTATAAGGAATCAACATGAAACAAATTATTGCCGTATTAGCCCTTGCTTTTGCATCTACTTTAGTGTATGCTGGAGGCGAGGCAGCTAAAGAAACAACCAAAGTATGCGTTGATGTTAAAGACAAAGCAGGTAATGTTGTAATCGATCCTAAAACCAAGAACCCAAAGCAACAATGCAAAGAAATGAAAGTGCATAAGAAGCTAGAGGGTACTAAAGTACCAGAGAAAAAATGATGGCGACCACACCAGAACGATTGGGTATTGTTGAAACAAAGGTTCAGAATCTTGAAGGCAAGATAGATGAACTAAAAGAAGATGTACGAGAGGGTCACAAAGACCTAAAGACTCAACTTGAAACGATGTATGATGCATCCTGTTCTCAACATGCCGCATTGGCAACTGAACTGAACGCACTTAAAAAAGAAAAAGATAAGTGGGTATGGTTCGTTGGTGGTGGTATTGCCTTGTTGGGCTGGTTGAGTGGACATTCTGATAAATTTCTGGCACTCTTTGGATAACTCTTGACAAACATCTTTGGATGTGTTATATTATGGTTCTATGTCACTCATTACTGATTCTAAATATATAAAACTGGCATCTTCCCGCTTGCGTAACTTCAAGCAAAAAGATGCCTATTTGTGGAACTTCTCCTGCCCTATCTGTGGTGATAGTCAGAAGAATAAACTAAAAGCCCGAGGTTATGTCTTTAAAAAAGGCAATGACCTCTTTTATCGTTGCCACAATTGTGGCGCAGGAGTTAACCTTGCCAACTTACTCAAACATGTCGATTCAAGCCTACACAAAGAGTATAGCCTTGAACGATACAAATCGGGTCAATCAGGTGCAACACGCCCAACACCTGAAGCAATTAAAGTCCCAAGTCCAAGATTCGGAAAAGTTGCAAAAATCACAGGCTACGAAAAGGCAGAATATTGTGACCGCCTCCAAAGTGGACACTTTTGTCTAGAATACCTTAAGCGCAGGTTAATACCTGAGCAACATTACAAATCGTTACTATTTACTAATAAGTACAGACAATTTGTAACTGAAATATTTCCCGATAATCAGAAGGAAATTGTAGATGATGCAAGATTGGTTATACCATTCTTTGACCAATATAACGAACTGATTGCCGTATCTGGCCGTGCATTAGAAACATCTAGTGAGAAGCTCAGATACGTAACCATTCGTGTCAATGATAGTACAGACAAACTTACATATGGTTTAGATAGAATTGATCTAACCAAACCAGTAAAGATTGTTGAAGGACCTATCGACTCCCTGTTCTTATCTAATTGTGTGGCCTCTGGTGATTCCAGTTTGAGTACCACATCTAATTTTATTGATGCAGAACAAAAAATATTAATATTTGATAATGAACCACGAAATAAAGAAATCGTGAAGTTAATGCAAGATGCAATCAAATCAGGGCATAATGTCGTAATTTGGCCTGATAAGATACATGCTAAGGATATTAATGAGATGGTGATGAGTGGCATTTCGGCTGATGAAATTGAATCTATTATAAGTAGTAACACCTTCAAAGGTCTTGAAGCACAAGCGAAATTTGTTTTTTGGAAGAAAGTATAGTATGAAAGTAAAGTTGATAAGTTATAGTAGACCCTCTCGGCAAATTGCAAGTGAAGGTTTGTATGATATGCAGGAATTGATTGCATTCTGTGCTCGGGTTTCTAATCCCAGCAATCAATTCAATACCGAGACCTCTGAGAAGTTAATTAAGTATTTGATTAAGAATAAGCATTGGAGCCCATTGGAGATGGTATCGGCATGTGTAGAAGTTGAAACGACAAGAGATATTGCACGACAGATTCTACGTCATCGCTCATTCAGTTTCCAAGAGTTTAGTCAGCGTTATGCTGATCCTACCGCAGAACTAAATGACGCCTTTGTATTGCGTGAAGCTAGATTCCAAGATACTAAAAATAGACAAAATAGCATAGAAGCTGATATGTCTGATGAAGCACAAAGATTGATTGCTATTGAATGGGAACGTGCTCAAAGGCGTGTGTTATTTTCTGTAGAACAGGAATACAAATGGGCTATTAAGAATGGCATTGCTAAAGAACAGGCTCGTGCTGTTCTACCTGAAGGACTTACTATTAGTAGAATGTATATGAATGGAACCTTGCGCTCATGGATTCACTACATAGAACTCAGGGCTGAAAACGGCACACAAAAAGAGCATAGAGAGATTGCAAAAGCAATCGGTCAGATTATTGCTGAGGTATTTCCTTTGGCAGATGAAATCGTAAAATAATAATAAATTGGAGTAAAGATGAAAGATATCGTTCACGGTATAGAGGTCGACTATTCTCGGGACAATCTGTTTGATGAGTTAGGTATCAAACGCTTGCAAGAGAGTTACATGAAAGAAGAAGAAAAGTCACCACAAGAAAGGTTTGCGTATGTATCAAAGGCGTTCGGGTCTAATCCAGAACATTCGCAAAGATTGTATGAATATAGCAGTAGACATTGGTTGTCATATTCTACTCCTGTGCTCAGTTTTGGGCGTTCTAAGCGTGGCCTTCCTATATCATGTTTTTTACCTTATCTACATGATAGTGCTGAAGGCTTGGTTGATTGTTTGGCGGAAGTAAATTGGCTCAGTATGTTGGGCGGAGGAGTTGGAATTGGAATTGGAATCAGGTCTACAGATGATAAAAGCGTTGGCGTTATGCCTCATCTTCGCACTTATGACGCTAGCAGTTTGGCATACAGACAGGGGCGGACAAGGCGGGGGTCTTATGCTGCTTATCTTGATATTTCTCATCCCGATATTCTTATCTTTTTAGAGATGCGTAAACCAACAGGCGACCCTAACATGCGTTGCTTGAATCTACATCATGGTATCAACATCACCGATGACTTTATGAAGCTCATTGAGAACTGTATGCTTGACCCTGAGGCTGATGATTCTTGGGAACTAAAAGACCCACACAATAGTGAGGTGCGTGAAGTTGTATCAGCTAAAGACCTTTGGCAACGTATCTTAGAAATGCGTATGCATACAGGTGAACCATACATCCATTTTATTGATACAAGTAATCGTATGATGCCAGAGTTTCAAAAGAAACTAGGCCTAAGTATTAAACAATCTAATTTGTGTAGTGAAATTATATTACCGACTGATAAAGACCGTACTGCTGTATGTTGCTTATCGTCACTTAACTTGGAGTATTATGATGATTGGAAATCTGACAAACTTTTTCTTCGGGACGTTGCTGAGATGCTTGATAATGTTCTCCAGTATTTCATTGATAATGCTCCTGACAGCATATCAAGAGCGAGATATTCAGCTAGCCGTGAACGCTCTATTGGTATTGGCGCCCTCGGCTATCATGCTTATCTACAGAAGAATTCAATCCCGTGGGAATCAGCATTGGCAACAGGCCGAAACATCCAAATCTTTAAATACATAAGAGAACAATTAGATGATGCAAATATCCAATTGGGTACCGAAAGAGGCGAAGCACCCGATGCGGCAGGTACTGGACGCCGTTTCTCTCATATGCTTGCTGTTGCTCCTAACGCTTCTTCTTCTATCATTATGGGTAATACTTCTCCCTCTATTGAGCCCTTACGTGCGAATGCGTATCGACAAGATACTCTCAGCGGCTCATCGTTGAATAAGAACAAGTGGTTGAATAGAGTTATTGAAAAATATCTTGCAGGTGATGGAGATGTAGTATCACAAAATGACTACAATGACATTTGGTCTTCAATCATTGCAAACGATGGCTCAGTCCAACACCTTACATGGTTGTCAGATTGGGACAAAGATGTGTTCAAGACCTCAATGGAAATTGACCAACGATGGGTTATTCAACATGCAGCTGACAGACAACAGTTTATTGACCAGGCTCAATCATTGAACCTATTCTTTAGACCTGATGTAAATGTGAAGTATCTACATGCAGTCCATTTCCAAGCATGGAAACAAGGACTGAAAACACTCTACTATTGCCGTAGTGAGAAGTTGGCTAAGGCAGATAAAGTATCGAAGCGCATTGAGCGCCAAGTTATTGAAGAAATTAATTTAAAACAATTGGCATCTGATGAAGTTGTATGCCTTGCGTGTGAAGGATAATAGTGTTAAAAAAGCATTCTAAAGAAAGCCTCGACCAATATAGATATTTTACAGAGAATATATTTAAAGGTGAAAATGCAAAACTAGAAGGTAATGCATTCTCACCTGGTCAATTTCCAGGTAAAAAAACTTATATTCTAACAGATAGACCAGGCCTCAAAATCTTTGAGAGAGATTTAGGTCCATTGGTTACATCATTAGATGGATTTTCAGATAATGATATTTCGAATAGTGTATTCTACATATATTTCAATCACGATTGTGATGCCTTACCACATTTAAAAAGAATTAAAACTTTTGGTGGCATTTTTGTACCTCCAGTTTTAACTGGTAAAATAGACTATCATCATGCTAATAATTGGGCTTTCGAAGCAATATGTCTTACTGAAAGTAAAAAAGACAGAATCTCTCATGTAAATATTAATGTTTGGAATAATATTGCTGAAGCACTTGATATTACTAAAAATCTTGAGGGTGACTATGTTGAAATTGGTGTGTATCTTGGCGGTTCTGCATTGTTTGCTATGAATTGTATAGAATTTATGCAACAAGATAATGCAATTAAAAGCCGTAAAATGGTTTTAATTGATACATTCGATGGGTTTAATTATGAAGAAGCACAAACAAGTGTAGACCAGATATGGAAAAATACACATAAATTGTATGGTGTGAAAAAGACCATGGATCACATACACGAAACATTCAAAAATAATTCAGTATCATATTTGCTTCTTGAAGGAAATATATGTAAAGACAATTTACCTGATGATGTTGAAAAGATTGTTGTAGCTAATATTGATGTTGACATGTACGAACCAACACTTGATGCTTTAAACAAAGTGACAGACTTGATTGTTAGTGGCGGTATTATTATTTGTGAAGATGCCGCATCTACGCCTGGTTTATATGGCGGATATTTGGCAATGGAAGAATTTTTAGAATCAGAAAAAGGCCAATCATATACTAAAATATTTAAAGGCGCTCAATATTTCTTACTTAAAAAATAATAGGATAAAAAAATGAAAAAAGTTATTAGATTTACCGCCTCATGGTGCGAACCATGTAAGATGTTGGCTAAAACATTAGAAGATGTACAAACCAATCTACCAATTGAAATTGTCGATATTGATAAAGATTCCAATACTGCAATTGAATTTGGTATTCGTGGTGTGCCAACGATGGTAATGGTTGAAGATGGTGCTGTACTGAAACGCTCTGTTGGCATGAAGAGCTTAAAAGAATTGCAAGAATGGTTTAATGACTAATGTTACAAATACTAAACAAGTCAATTACTCCACTATGCGTTATATTAGCCGCAGTATCTTACTCAAACCCAAGTCATTGCGGCGGACTACATTTAGAAATGCCTTTGATGTGGTTAGTAATGGCACTAGCTCATGTACAACCTTGGATAGAAAAAAATTGAAATGAGTTTTATAGTAGCAAACTTACCGCCAGTAAAGTGTTTTGTTCGTAAAGAATTTCTGTATGACTTTGAAAAAGGTCACGGAGAACTTGTACATTGCTGGTGGGTTTCAATAAAATCATTAAGGGGTCAAGCATTTCGTATTGAAGCATATTTGAATGAGTATGGTGCATTGTATGATAAATTACCACTTCATGCATTTTGTTGGAAAAATGTAACAGATGAAATGCCTTTAGATTATTTGCAATTGTGGGACTGTTTGTCTTATGACATTACAGTAATTAAAAAATCACAATTACAATCTATGAAGTGTAAATTCAAAACTAAGTCTGGTGATTGGAGATATGGTGAATATATGTTTACTGTAGATTCTGCTCATCCAGATTTTAATATACTAGATACTGGTTTTAGTGAAGACATTGAAGACCACAAATCATATAATTTTATTAAATGTGACAATGGTCAATTTGCGGCACAGCCAAATAATAGAATGTTGGTTTTAGAACCTAGTAGTAACCCAAAACAATTGAAAGTTCCTGATTTCCGTGTGGCAACCAAGAAATGGTCTGTTGAAACAGAAAGCAAATGGGCACTTGGTGATACAAACACAGTAATGTACGAATAAGGAAAGAAATGATTAAGAAAAAAGAATCCAATTTAACAGAGACACGCAATAGTTTTAAACCATTTAACTATCCGTGGGCATATGACGCATGGTTGAAACATGAACAATCACATTGGTTACACACCGAGGTACCAATGGCCGAAGATGTGAAAGATTGGAAAAAGAAACTATCTACAAGTGAGAAAGAGTTTTTGACCAATATCTTTCGTTTCTTCACACAAGGTGATATTGATGTGGCAGGCGGTTATGTAAAGAACTATCTACCATATTTCCCTCAACCTGAGGTTCGTATGATGTTGATGGGCTTTGCGGCTCGTGAAGCATTACACATTGCTGCCTACAGCCATTTGATTGAGACTCTTGGCCTGCCTGATACCACGTACAACCAATTCATGGAGTATCAGGAGATGAAGGACAAACATGATTATGTCATGGACATTTCAGAACAGAATTCAACTAAAGAAAACACCGCAACACACATTGCCGTGTTCTCAGCCTTTACTGAAGGTATGCAGTTGTTCAGCTCATTCGTTATGTTGTTAAACTTCCCACGTACAGGCAAGATGAAGGGCATGGGTCAGATTGTTACTTGGTCTATTGTTGATGAGACAATGCATGCCGAGAACATGATGAAGTTGTTTAAGACATATATACAAGAGAATAATGAAATCTGGAATGATGGCCTGAAATCTAGAATCTATGCCATTGCAGAGAAGATGGTTGAATTAGAAGATAGATTTATTGATTTGGCTTTTAGTAGTGGTGAAATGGAAGGTCTTACAGCTGATGAGTTGAAGAAATATATTCGTTACATCGCTGACCGTAGATTGATTGGACTTGGCATGAAGGGCATTTTCAAAGTCAAACGCAACCCACTACCATGGGTTGAAGAAATGATTAATGCACCAACTCACACCAATTTCTTTGAGAACAGGTCTACAGACTATGCCAAGGCTGCACATACAGGCACTTGGGATGAGGTGTGGGCATAATGTCGGATGGTGGTAAAGGGTCTAAACAAAGACCTACGGATCATAATAAGTTTAGTAACAACTACGACCAGATATTTGGTAAGAAAGATAAACTAGTCTTACCAATGCCAGGAACTATTGGCTCAGCCAAATTAGTATTTAAAGAAAACAATAAAAAGGATTAATATGAAGAAATTACTAGTTATCGCACTTATGGTGCCTTTCATTGCGTTTGCTCAAGGCAAGCAAAAACCTGGTGTGACCTATGATACGGTACTGACTAGAGTGATTGATGGTGATACAGTTGCATTTCAAGCCAACTTTCTACCTGACCCACTAAAGAAAGAACTTAGCATTCGTGTATTTGGTGTTGATACACCTGAGAAAGGCCATCGTGCATTGTGTCCTAGTGAAGCTGCAAGAGGTGAAGCTGCAACTGCTTTCACTAAGGCTGCCGTTAATGCTTCAACTAAACGCCAAGTTGTCCTAATGGATTGGGACAAGTATGGTGGCCGTGTATTGGGTGATGTATTGCTTGATGGTAAAAGTTTGCGCCAAATGTTAATCACAAATGGATATGCCCGTGAGTATTATGGCGAGGCAAAACAAAGCTGGTGTAACTGATGGCTACAATTCATCACACATGTAACAACTGTGATTCTGAATTTACAATTAAATATGATGTAGAAAAATGTGAAGATGATCCTCATTTCTGTCCGTTCTGTAGTGAATATATACTAGAGAGCGATACAGAAGATGAGGATGATTAATGTGGTTGTATAACAATATAGAATTTACAGAAGATATGATTGGTGGCCATTTCGGATTCATTTACGAAATCACCAATCTAACGAATAGCCGCAAGTATGTGGGTAAGAAATTATTCACACGAGCCGGCACAAGACAAATCAAAGGCAAAAAGAAAAAGGTTCGCCTATCCTCTGGATGGGAGAACTATTGGTCTTCGTCTGAAGAATTAAAGGCTGATGTTAAGAAACTAGGAGAAAAGAACTTTGCTCGTAAGATATTGTACCTATGCAAAACTAGGTCTGAATGTTCATATAGAGAAACTAAGGAGATTTTTATCAGAGATGCACTACTAACCACGGAATATTACAACTCATGGGTGTCTTGTAAAATACACAAGGCTCATGTGTTGAATAAACTATGAAATACTGTAAAGAACCCGATTCGCTACCTAAGAGAAGGAAGTCTATGGCTCGCAAGACAACTGCCAATACAATCATTGAAACTGAAAGAGTTTCAAGACCAAGCAATCACCTCAAACTGAGGCTCGATGACCTTAAAACATTTGACCCATTGACAGAGAATCAAAGACTATTCTTTGATGCATACAAACGAGGAGATTATTTTGTAGCACTACATGGTGTTGCAGGTACAGGTAAAACATTCTGTGCATTGTATAAAGCCATTGAAGAAGTGATGGATAAGTCCAATCCATTTGGTAAGATTATTGTTGTACGCTCTGCTGTACAAAGCCGTGAGATTGGCCACCTGCCAGGTGATGTGAATGAGAAGATGGAAATCTATCAACAACCTTATCGCCAAATCTGTGAGACACTATTTGGTCGTAAGGATGCATGGGATAGACTAGAGGAACAAGGCCACATTGAATTCATATCTACATCATTCATTCGTGGTATGTCCTTTGATGATGCCATTATTATTGTAGATGAGATGCAGAATATGACCTTTGAAGAAATCGATACAGTAATGACCCGTGTTGGTTATCGTTCAAAGATTATTTGGTGTGGTGACTACAGGCAGACCGACCTGAATAAGAAGAAGAATGATGTATCAGGCATTCTTAAATTCTTTGATGTGGCACACCACATGAATGCCTTCACTCGCATTGAGTTTACACCTGATGATATTGTACGCTCATCATTGGTGAAAGACTACATTCTTGCCAAACTACAATATGAAGATGCCATAGACTGAGGCAATAGAGTCCGAACTCTAGTGAAAATTGTTGCATTGCAACATATATAGTAGTATAATCACTAATATCGTAAACACTTATGTTCGGACTCATTTCTTACCTATTCTCCTTCTTTGAAGGCAACAGTTACCAATCACGCTTGGACAGATATCTTTCTAGCCGTAATGTAACTGATTCGTCACAATTGGAACACTATGTTAGAGAGTTTGAACGTAACCAACATAAGGCATATCTGTGAAAAACATTTTACATACCATTTACAAAGCATTTGCAACCCTCGGTAGTTTCACTAAGGAATACCGAGACTTCAAATACGGTGCAACCCGCCGTTAATTCAACTATCGTCTAAGGAGATAAACCATGGCCAATTCTATTTTCACACCATTATATTTTGCAAACTACTTCGTTGACCAAGTACAAGATGCAAAAAACAAGGTCGTTGACACATTCGTGTTTGATGACAAAATCAAAGAATCTATTAAAGATTTCGTTGAAGCACAACGCACATTCACAAAACAAGTGAACCGTACAACCAATGAAGTGGTTGAGCTGTCTACAACAGCAATGAAAGAAGTTGCCGAGAAGGCAGCCAAAGCCATCAAGCTTTAATTGCATATACATATGTCCTGAGGAGACCGGGACATATGAAAAGACTAATTGCACATAGACCATCCAAGAAATTCATGGATATAGCTTTCACGGCACAATCGTGGGCACCAACCGAGCGTAATGGTTGGATTATTAAGTTTTCAATTTATAACGATGACCACATAATGTTGGTGTTTACCTCAAGGTATACAGGCCAAACGGTCATTAGAGAATTTAGTAGTGAAAATGATGCGGTAGACTTTATAAACCTTGTCATAGAACTAGACCCTCACGACTGGAATGAGATTTAAACCAACCCGCCTATAATTATACTTAGTTATTAATAACTAAGTATAACAACCCGCTTCGGCGGGTTTCTTTTTGGTTGCCTACATATTATTGCCACTATATCACAAAAAAGAGTGTATAATGCAACCAAGATTCAAATTTAAATTAGATGAATTGTTAGCCAAACCTAGG